ATCTTTTCAAAGTAATGTAATCCGATCAACGGGTTTAAAAAGTTACTTGAGGAGCGTTAATATTAATTTCGGCTTTAACGTTTCCGCCTTTGAGTTGTCTCTCTTTATATCGAGAGCCTCGGAGGTTCGGGTTTTCCTCTTGTAATTTCCGGCGGACGCGCGTAATATAGTCCGCCGTTGGTAGGTTTCCGAGAGAATACTCTTTTAAAAACTCCGTCGTCGATAAGTGATCCGGCGATTTACCGGAGTCTTTTATAAATTGATAAAGAGTATTCGCGACGAGTCTCTCGTCGTCGTCCCGCAAGTAATCGCGGGAGACGAGGAGACTTTCGACAATTTTAATCGTTGTCGTCTTGTCCGTCCGTACTTGGCTCCGGTTTGTTATCGACATTCGATAAATATTTTTCGTTTAACTTTTGGATTATATCCTCGACCGAGTCTCCGGTTACGCCCTCAATATCGAGCGTATTCGCTTTAAAAAACTCGGGCCTCTCTTTATTTTGTAAAGCGACTTGAAAGTGAGCGATCAAAATAAAATTACAACCTTTCGCGTTGTAACGGAGATCGACGTTATAATTAAACCAATTCGGAAAAGACTCTCTCGCCTCTTTGTAATTTTTTACGAGAGTAATCTTAATCGCCGGATAATTCTCGTCGATAAAGTTGATAATCATTCCGACGTCGGGGATCGCAAGTTCGACGCGTACCGTTTTTTCAATCGCCATTTTAAAAGGGACGGCGTTCGTCTCCTCGTTTTGGTTTGTTTCGTTTGTTTCCATTTTGTTATAAATTAAAATTATACAAATCTATTCTTTTTTATTTAACGATCGTTGTCGACCGTTGTTTTTTATTAACATTAATAAAGGTACGCGGGTTTTTCGGCGACGAAAATTCCGTCTCCTCGCTCCGAGTAAAAATCGAAACTCCGATTAAACGCGTCGAGCAAAATACAGCGATTGAGGTTTTCCATTAAAAAGGCGTATCGCTCCCGACCGAGATTAATTAAACGCTCGTCGAGCAAATGAACCGAGACTCCGCCGGATTTATCCGCCGCGATAAGGTAATAAGGAACGTCCTCTCCGATCGCGGTTAAATACATAGCCGCTTGTAAATGATAATCGAACGCGATTAAATCTCTTTGAAACTTTCGAGGCGACGCGTCGGCGCAAGTTTTGAGATCGAGGATAAATTTTCCGGCCTTGTACTTGTCAATAAATCCGCGAAACTTAAAATTAAGAAATTCCCAAGTCGCCGCGAGTTCGTTTTGTCCGTCCTGTTTTAAAAGATTGTTCGCCGGAAAGTTTGATCGGATCGCGCGTTTTGTTTCCAACGCTTGAGAGTAAACCTCTTGAGATATAACCTCGCGGCCTTGGGCCTCGTCAACAAACGCCGCGTAAATATTTTTTCCGACGGTTGTTCGGCGATCGCAAGTCGGCGCGACGGCGTAACGCTTCTCGAAATTTTGCTCCTCGAGTACAAGGCAATGAACAACCGATCCGTAAATCATTGCGTCGGTCGATTTCTTTTCCTTGAGTTTGTACTCGATAAAATGTTTTGGACTTTCGGCAAAGTTTGAAAGGGAGGAGTAACTCAAAGGCTCCTCCCCATTTAACAACCTCGCGACAAGTTCGTCGATTTTTGTTTTTCTCGTTTCCATTTTTACAAGGTATTTTATTCGCTCGACTTTTTCAACTCTTTTCGTTTCGCTCCGACCATTGTTTTAAACGATTGTATGTTTACAAGTTCGCGGAATTTTTCGACGTAAACGTTTAACTCCTCCTCGCTTTTTATTGCGCCGATTTCGTTAACCGCAAGTTGAGCGAGGCGATTAATCTCCTCCTCCGAAACAACGATCGGAGCCGACGAGGTTTGTTTTCCTTTGAACGCTTGATCGACCGACGTATCTCCGTCCTTGATCGCTTGTCCGATACCAATTAAAACGACGAGGTCGTCTCCGGTTAAATGATTGACGGACGCCTTTCCGATCGCTCCGAGGATTTCTTTTTCAGTTACCGAGTAAGTGTCTTTTAAGGAGTCGATAACTTTTTTTCTTCCGGCGATAAGTTTCGTCTCGTCGGAGAGGTCTCCGGTTATCGTTCTCTTTGCCTCGTTGTAAACTTTATCGACAACCGATTTCGGGATTACCGATAGGACGGCGTTTCGTAACGCGATCGAGTTCGCGGCGTTTCCGGTTACGACGATCATATCGTCCGACATTCGACCGGACTTTGTCATAATTGAACGCTTTACCTCGACTTTAATTGCGAGGTTATTCTCAAGATCAAAGGCGATAGCTTGAGACGTAATCGTTTTGTCCTCGACCGAGATAACTTTCGCCTCGACTCTCATATTACCCCAAACTTGCGCGAGTATTTTCGCCAAGTGAACGGACGGCCCCGTTATTGCTTTACCTCCTCTCGGGACGGAATAAGTACAAGTTGAGGCGGTTTCCCGATCAAGAGTAACGATCGCGATTGCGTTCTCCGTTGATCTCTTTAAATTTCGCGGATATGTTTTCGCGGTTGTAATTTGCATATCGATCGCGGCTTTATCTTGTTGATAAATTACGTCCGCCGATACGACTTGAGCGACTTCGATTTGTTCGTCGTTTTCCATTTTTATAATTGATTTTAAAGTTTCCAAACGTAAATAATCAAAGGAGTTGATAAATCCTCCGACAATTCTTTTAAATTTTTGATCGTTGAGAGTTTTATCTCGATCGCTTTTTTATGAAGATAACGCCGAGTAATTAAATCGGTATCTTTTTTGTATGGCGTTAAAATTACCGAGTCTCCGAATTTTTGTCTCGAGCCGATTACCGACTCGACGATTTTAATATCCTCCTCGAGTTGTTCGATCTCAAGTTCGAGAATAGTGATCCGATTACTTATCGTAATTGTCGTTTCCATTTTAAAAAGTTTTAGTTTTTGTTTTTATTGTTCAAGTTTTTTCCATTTATCCGGCGGTTGTTCGGATATAAACTCTTTAATCTCGTCCTCGCAATATTCGAAACCTTGCTCGTAAGGATCGTAATCCTTTACTCGAACGTGTCTCGGTTGTTGTCTCGAATAATCCCAAATAAACTCCTCCGCGTAATCCTCGACCGGAACGTCGCGGAGTTGAAACTCGAGGACGAACCAATTATCGCGATCGATCATTTTTAAAGCCGAACAAAATTCCGAGTTTTTATCGAGTTCGACCTCAACGTCGAAACCGTCGATTTTAAAAAAGATTTGAGTTTGCATATTACGCGAGTTTATCAATAAATACGAGGAGCGATTTAATATCGGTTTTATAAAAGTCCGCGATCTCCGAAACAATATCGTATCGTAAAAGTTGAACGTCTTTTTTTACGGCCCAAAGGCGAATAGTTTGCTCCGACATTTCGGTTACTCTCGCGATCCTTGTACGGAGAATTTTCTTTTTAAGTTCGTCGTAAACGTGAGGTTTTAATTCGGCGGCGACTTTTTTAAATTGTGGCATATTATAAATTTTAATTATACAAATATAGTATTTATTTTAATATGATTATCCGAGTATTGTTATTTTTATCAATACGCCGTCAAGTTTACAAGAGGACAATCCTCCCGCGATCATTGAGTCGACTGTCTCTCGATAATTTATTTTTTGTTTCCACGCGGACAAGGCCGCGCCGTCCATTACGCCGGACATTACAAGGTCGATTTTAATTTTTGGTTTTTGCATTGCGTTTGATTTTTTTAAGGTTTTCCAATCCGTTAATAATGTAGTGAGCAAACTCGCGAGTCGATACGGTCTCGATAACGCAACCGGATTTTAATAAGTCGGCGGTAAAGTATTGGCCGACGTTACGGCCTCGAGAATAAGTTTTGTCGTAAATATCCGACTCGTCGAAATCTCGAACGACTTGATAAACATTATATCCGATTTGATCTCCGGTTCCGTAAACGTCCGAGGATTGTCTTTTTTCGACTACTCTTAAATTCGTGTAAGTTGTTTCCATTTTGTTTCGTTTTATAGATACTTGAACGCTTATAAATTTATATAGTTTCAAATTATAATAAATATTTATATCAATACGGCGTAAACGATTGAGCCTCAACGCGATTAATTTCGGTCGAGGCTCGTTCGATATGGCGATTTTAAATAGGATTTAAGGTTTAAAGGCCCAACAACCGGAGCCGGAATAACGAGGATTTTTAAACCAATTATCCGCGAAATATTTTTTATTGGTAAAACCCGATTGAGATTGCAACGGAACAAACTCTCCGTTTACGACCTTGGCCTTTTGTCCGTTTTGTTCCGGTACGATCGCGACGATATGGCCCGAACGCGAGACGATCTTTTGTTTCGCGACTATTATAACAACCTCGCCGGAGTTCGCTCTCTTTTGAGCGTCCTCAAGGCTCGACGGCTTTTCCCAACCGAACGCGTCGGAGTGATTTACAAACCAATCGTAAAGAGAGTTCGCGTTTAATTCGAGGACGGTCGTTCCGTACTTCGCTTGTACGTCCATAACGTTGAGAGTTTTGATCGCGTCCGGCGTCCACCAAACGCGAGGGAGGTAGGCTCCCGCGAGATAAGCGTAATCGAACGCGTAAATATTGCAATAAGTCGCGACGACTTTTCCGTCGACCTCTTTACGCTTGTAACGGGCCGAGGTTTCAACTTTTAAAAACTCAACGATCCGAGTTAAACTCTCCGGCGTTCCGTCTCCTTTCGGTTGCGTTGGCATATTTAAAGGATAAGCCTTGGAACCGTCGGCGAGAGTTATCTCGCGGTTACTTGTTAAAATCGCTTTTTTCATTTCTTTTTAAATTTAAGTTTGAAACCAAACCCGAACGAATAAATCGGCGATCCGCCAAAAGGAGAAAACGCCGCGCCGACTTGGTAAAGATTATCTCGTTTATCCGTCAACGATAATTGAGGGCCGAAATATAATTGATTTTTAAAGTCCGATCCGAGAGTCCCTCCGAGATAAACTTTAACGCGGTTCTCTTGAACGATATTAGTAACGGCGACCGGAAACTTTATCCGATAGCCGGATCGTTGTTTTACGATCTTATTATTCGTAACCTCGGCGTAATTGAATAAGTCGACCGAGTCGTTTGATAATGTATCGGAATAATATCGAGTTGATAAGTAATCGATCGCGATACGCTTACAATAATTCGAGTCGAGATAAGGTATCTCGATTGTTTCGTTCGGGAGTTGTGTAAAAATATTGTGAGGAGTATAAACCGGAAAAAATTTCGCGATCGTATCAAACTTGTAAACGGTTTCAACGATAGTCGTTTTCTCGACATTGGAACCTTTACAAGATTGCATATAAACAATATAAGCAACAAGGAGAGCGACGACAATTAAAACGACTTTATTGTCCGTCCTCATTGTTTTTAGATTGATCCTTGATTTCCTCCTCCGGTTTTTCGTTCCGTTTCGGGTTTAGCATTTTGATAAGATCGGAAAATATAGAGACTCCGGTTATCGCTTTAATGTTTTCGTCGAGAGATTTGATTTCGATAAACGCAATCAATCCCGCGACAAGTTTAACCGCCGGAAAGTCCTTTATAAATAGCAACGTTAAAACGTGAGCGACGATAATTCCGAGGCCGTACGCCGAAAATTTCGGGATCGTCTTAAACATTTTATTTGATTGTATTTTTTGCCCTTTCTTTTTAGCCGCAAACATTCCCGTTATTAAATCAGCAAAGACAAAAACTCCGATCGCAATGATCCAAGGCATTAAAGGAGTAAAAAAGCTAACGAGATAAGTTAACGTTAATCCGATAAAATTCGTCCCGAATATCTTTATCGCAAGTATTTTTTTTAATGGCATAACGGCGCGTTTTTATTTTGATATCTCGACAATATATCCGAGTTCAGTTTCGTAATATGTTTTCAAATGAGATAAAACCGCGTCGATTGATTGAGTCTCCCCTTTGTCAACAACGACGTAAAGGTTTGCGGTCGGTACGTTTGTAAATAAAGTTTTTCCCTCTAAAAACATAGCCTCCGACGCGAACGGATAAAGAGCAACCTCGCAAGTTTTACCGTCAACTTTTGCGTTGAACGCAATTCGTAAATAAATCTCCGGTAACTCGATTGAGGTTCCCTCGATTGTAATTTTTTTGTCTCCGTTTTGTTTGATTAATAAACCCATATTTAAAAGTATTAAGGTACGTCGAGTATTCGTCTCCACGAAACGCCGTTATAAATGTTTAAAGTGTTAGTTGTAATATTATAAATTTGCATTCCGGCAACGGGGCCGACGATTGCGTTACGTTGGGCCGTTGTCATTCTCGGCATTAAAAAACCTCTCGTTAAACTATCCATTTGACAAAGAGCGGAGGCGATTACCGCCGTAACGTTTCCGATTAAAGTTTGTCCCGATCCGATAACTTTAAAATGATCTTGAGTATTTGCGTTATTTCGGACGCGAATATCGAAATCGGTCGATAAATTTCCGGCGGAATGTACGTCGAGCCTCGCGCCGTTTCCGATTATATCTCCGATCGAGAGTCTTTTCTCTTGACTTAATCGGAGTCCCTCGGTTGCCGGAGTAACGGCGGAGTTGTTGGTTACTAAAACGCTAAATCGAGTACCTTGTCCGGCGGCTTGTTGAGCAAAGGCAAACGCTCCGACTCTAATGTTTGCACTATTTAAAGCGTTGTGAGCAAACCACGTCGTATTCGAGTTTGGCGGAACCGCGTCTCGTTGGTAACTAAATGTTAAAGGGTTTGCGTCAACGTTTCCGATACTTGAAAAAACGTGAAATCCCGACAAGGGAGCGGCGATATTTACTCCGATCCTTTTATTTGTGTAATCGTATTTAAACGCGTTATCTTGCGAAACTTTCGTCCCTTGTTGAAAAAGAATATTTTTGTCGGCTCCTCCGGTTATATTTGTAACGCCGATCGATAAACCTAATAAAGCGGGTAAATCTAAAACGTTAACCTTTGAGTCGATAAGGTTAAAAAATTGTTGTTGAGTCGGAAAGTCTCCGGTCTCAAACCATTGTTTTAATTGTAGATCGTTAAAAACCGCCATAAATTTTTATTTTATAGGTCTTATTTTATACGTTTGTTTCGGGTTCGGTTTGTAAACCTCGCAATCAACTAAGTATTGTACGCCGTCAAATGTACGATTTTTTTTACAAAGTTCATTCTCTAAACGGTTATACCAAATCCCGCGTTTTTTTCTCGCGTCCGCAATCAACGCGGCGCGGCCCTCCTCCGTTACGGGGATCGAGGTATCTTCCAACATTTCGCGTAAACCGTATTGAGTTAAGTTACGTCCGATCCATAATAAAAATTGTTGATACGTCGCGAATACAATAAACGGACGGAGATATTTATTAAAAAAAGTTCCGAGTTCGTTAACCTCCCAATCGAAAGGAAATAAATCCGGTTGCGATCCGACATTCGCCGTCAACGCTTTATAAACAATTTTTCCGTAAACAACAAAGTCGCCGATCGCGTACGCGGTTAATATATCCCAAGGAATTAAACCTCCGTCGAAATCCTCGATCAACTTGTCGAACATTGCGTCGCCGATCGTCGGTTTCAAGTCGTACTCTTGAGAGTCCTCGATATTCGGATTAATAATTCGATCCTCAATATTTAAAGTAAATTGAGCGAGGTCTTTTATATTTTGTTTCGTGATTAACATATTACGCCGGAGGAGTTGCGGGAGGAGTTATCGCCTCGCCTTTATTAACTAATAATTTCGCGTTCTCCTCCGTTATTCCGAATATTTGAACGATCGATTGTATTTTTTGCGAGTCGCTTAATAACGGGTTCGCTTGTATTCCGGTTAAAGCCGTAACGCCTCCGACTCCGATCTTTTCGGCGAGAGTTATCTCCGAGGTTTGGCCCTCCGTTGAAACGGGAGGATAACCTCCCAAGGCCCGTATCTCGTCCGTTGAAAGTTTCGCGAGTACCTCCGTCGGGATATAACTAATTAACGACATTGTCGAGATCGTCCAATTCGGGACGGGCCAAATCTTTTTAAACGCTTGAGAGATCAAATTTTGATCGGGTAAAACATTCGCGTTTAAAATCTTGATCCCGTTCGCGATCGCTTGAGTATTCCCAAGGATCGCCGCAACGTCAAACCCAACGAGAACCGGAGGACAAGAGAACAAACGACAAACCTTTCGAGATACTCTCTCGGTCGCGTTTTCCACGCCGTCGAGTTGCTCGGATAAAGGAAATTGAGTTACTTGCGGGAGTCCCTCCTTTGTTGACGCCTCGAGATGTAAAATTGTCGCGGCGTCGTCTCCGGTAAAGTTTCGCAAATTTGCGTCGAATTGATCCGCCTCGGTTCCGGTTCCGGCTCCTTTACTTGTATCGTCCAACTCGCCAACGGTCGAAATAATAACGGTCGGACGAAATCCCTTTGTTATATTGCGGTTGTCGAGGTTTGTAAGCGATCCGTCGGAGATTATATCCTTTATCCCGATCATTGCGTTCGGGTAAGGATATTCCTCAATATAAGGATTTTCCTCGTAAGTATATAAAACCTCTCCGAGTTGATAACCAAACTCGTCGATCTCTTTTAAAATTTTTGCGGCCCTCTCGTCGGGAGTATATCTCGACGGATCAAACTCGGGATAAATAACGTCCTCCGATTTTTTATATTTTTTCGTCCCGATCGTATCGTTATAAACGTAATTTCCGGCGGCGGTTTTTCTTACCTTATTAAACGCCATTAAATAAACCGATCCGACCTCTCCGTTATTTCGATAAAGTATATTGAACGCGAAACCTTTATAAATCGCTTGAGAATAAGCAACTCCGGCGAGTAGTTCGTCGGCCGTTTGTTTTGGATTGACTTTTATTTTTCCCTCTCCTCCGTCGAAACCGTCGGCCTCGATAAATATTTTTAAAGTTTTAACGCAATTCGCGGCGGTTCCGCTCGAGGATATTGCGTTTATTAAATGGTTTGGGACGAGGTTATCCGCTCCGTAAGAAATAACTCCGGTTTGAGTGTTAACGAAACTCTCCGGTATCAAATTATAAAGGAGAGAAATAACTTTACTCTTGATCGACATTATCGGAGTTGTTGTTTTTCTTTTTCTTTTTAAAGTTTTCCTCGGACTTTACCTCCTCAACGGGAGCAACGAGAGAAATTATTTCTCCGTATTGGCCCGACGACAAAAGTTTTTCGGCGATCTCGTCGTTTATGTTTTCGTTTGTCAATCGACCGAAACCTTTAACGTTGATTATTTGATCTCCGTTTATTTTATATCTCGTTTTCGCCATTTTCCGAAAGGTATTTTTTTAATTTTAAATAAGCAAACTCTCGATCCTTTGTACAAGTTCGACAAAGTTTCGCGTCTCCGTATATCGGGCCTCTAAAAACCGCCTCGAATTGATCGAGTAACTCGATCCGGTTCCTTACATTTCTAAATGGTACGGAGGTTAATTCTTTAATCAAATCGATATTAACCTCCGGCCCCATTTAAAAAAAGAAATTAAGGAGCAACGTTCGGGAAAGTGATCGCGTCGAGTCCGATAATATTGTTCGCCAACGTGTCGGCGGGTTTGTATCTCATTGGTAAGTTTGGAACGTTACCGGATAAAGTAACTCGGTAAACCGTATCGTCGTTGATAAGGACTCCGGTTCCGTTTCCGGTTCCGGCGGTTGCCTTTAATCCAAAATTGTCGTAACCCAAAACGCTTGAGTTTGACAATCCGAAAACCTCAATCGATCCCGCGTTGGTTTCAATCATTGCGAACATATCCTCAACGTTAACAAGTTCGTTAACGGCTTTACGCTCGAGATCAGTCTCGAAATATAAAGCTAAAATCGCGGATTGATTGAAAAGATTTACCGTCTCTCCGGCGGTAAGTTCGTACGTTCCTTGATGTTTTTCTTTTTTACCGATAAACGCCTTTAACGACTTTCCGGTCGTAAGTGTAAACGCGGTAATTTCGCCGTCAACTCCAAAAGTTACGGACGCAATATCGGAGATTTGACCGATCCAAATTCTTTTATTTGCTCCGCCTATTTTTTTAAGGGCTTCGCAAGTTGGATCGAGTCCAAGGGTTAAAAACGAACAAGTTGCCATTTTATATAAAATTATTTTGTTTAACTAAATTGAATAAATGAGAACGAAAAAGAGGAGCGTCCTTTCGAACGCTCCGATATTTTTATCCTTTGTATAGGACTTTTTGCGCTTGACTTACAACCGCTCCGGCTTGAGTAAATACTCCCTTTATAAATCTTGTATCGGCGTTTAAAGCAACGCGATCGATTTGCAAATAAGAGAAATCCGCCGTCGAGTCCGTACCCCAAAGAATATCCGACCAACGGGCCGCGATCATTGTGTCCTCGGGCAAAGGAACAAACTCGATTTTTACGCCAAGGAAATAAAAATTACCTTGAGCGTCGATCAAAAACTTATCGCGGAAAGTTTGATCGGTATTGTATAATTGAATAAGTTGCGCGTGAGACTCCGGCGCAAAAATTTTAGTCATTCCGATATTACTCGGCTTTAACATTACGGTCGGAATAACCGAATAAACGGCCTTATACTCGTCCCAAATGTTTAAAGCGGTTATCGTAGTTCCAACAACGTCGATCGAGGTTCCGACCGCTCCGTTATTATAGATCAAATATGTAACGATACCGTCGCAAAGAGTTAAAGGAGCGGCGGCAACGTAAGCCTTTTCCTCGGCGGTTAAATTCGGGCCAAGTGGCGCGGCGGCAACGGCTACTTTTGTAGCGGCGGAGGCTCCGTTCCAAAAATCTTCCTCGGCTTGTCTCGACATTTGTACGCCGTACGTTTCAAGGACAATACGAACCCACTCCTCCGAAACGTTTTCCCACGCTCCCGCTCTCATTGAGGACGCGAAACGCGAAAATCTTAAATCGTCGGGACAAAATTCGTCGTAAGCCATTAACTTACAAGGACGCAAAAGAGCGTCGTTCATATCGATTGAACCGCTCGGAGTTGGAACGCCGCAAACGTACGCTTGTAAATTTACGGTAACGCCCATTTCCGTAATAACGGTTTCGTTTTTGATACCATTTATTAAACGTACTTTCTCTTGAGCAACGGTTTCGTTTTGAAACAATAACTCCATAAATACCTCCTCAAACGCGGGGCCGGTAAACTCAATCGGTGAATAAACTATCGACATAACTTTTTATTTTTTTGATTTAACTTTTTTATTTGTGATTACTTTTTTCGGTTGCGATTTTTTGATAGTCGTTTCCTTTTTAATTTCTTTTTTCGGTTGCTCTTTTTTTACCGATCCGATCTTTTCGATAATCGTTCCGAGTAAAGCGGGATTTTTCTTAATAAAAAACTCCGCGAGTTCGTCCGTTAAATCCTCGGGTTTAATCAAGGATTTCGGGCCGTTGGGCCTCAACTCTTGGCCCTCTATTATTTTATAAATCGCCATTACTTCGAGAACGTTTCGCGATTTGCTTTATCGATTGCGATCCTTTTCTCCCAAGGCTTTAAAGGAGCGTCAGTTTTCGTTTCGTTTTTCTTTTCGGCTCTCTTATCTCCGGCGACCGATTTTTTATAATTTGCGATTTCGGTTTTCAGTTTGTTAACCTCCTCGATAATCGCCTCGTTATTTGTGTCGTTTGACTTTGCGGCCAACTCGTCGGCAAGTCTTTTGTTTTCCGCCTCAAGATCGGCGATCTTTTTCGCGTTGTCGTCAACTTCAACCGGACGGATTTCCGTAACGGTTCCCTCGAAAATAACGATTACTTCTCCGGTGTCGAGAGTATGTTCGCCGTCCTCCGCCATTACTGATAAAGCCTCGTCGGTAAAAACTTTCGTTCCAACTTCCAAGGTATCGCCCTCAAAGTAAAGAGTAACGCCGTCCTCCGCCGTAACGGTTGCGTTTTTCTTTTCGGGTTTCAATAAGTTTAAGATCGCGTTAACTCCTTTTTCTAAAAGAGATATTTTTTTATTTTGCTCCTCGATATTCATTTTATTATCGTTGTTTGATTTATATTTATTAAATATTAATTCAGTATAAGCGGCCTTGGCTTTTTTACGCTCGAGGGTTCCGGTTGCGAAACCTAAGTCGATCGCTCTTTGAGTTCCGAGGTCGGTATCTTTTGACATTAAATCCCGTACGATCGATTGATCCGAGTCGTTTAATTTTAGGGAGTCTTTATAAAAGTTGAAAATTTTATCCTCCGAGTTGCGAACGTCCTCCGCGATTGCGTCGAGTTCGTCGGCGGTTAAAGGCATATTTCCCAAGTTCGAACCGTCGATCCAAGGGTTATGAATTACAAACTCCGCGTTTTTCGAAAGTAGTCTCTCCGATCCGGCTAAGAAAACAACCGTCGCGATTGAATTAACTTTATAACCTTTCGTTATTATTTTTTTACCGGAGTTAATAAGTTTGTCGTGAATTGCAAATCCGGTCGTTACCGATCCGCCGTTCGAGTCGATCTCGATTTCGAAAGTATCGGCCTCGGGATTGGCGTCGATAAAGTCGCCGATCATTTGCGCGTTTGTCGAGTCGTCAATTACTCCGAACGCGGCGAGGAAAGGATCAGGCTCTCCGATATTTCCCGAGATTTTAAATTTCGCGACTTTCATTAATACAAATGTAAATTGATTATATTTGATCTTGATTTATTAAGTACCAAACTAAAATAATTAAGTACCAAAAAACGAAAAAATGAGCAAACCGAAAACTTTAAAAACGAGAGTCTCTCCCGAAATTCACGAAAAGTTTAATAAAAAATGCGAACAACTTTTTGGAAACAAACGGAGCGCGGATAAAGTGATCCGAAAACTTGCGATTAAATTTAACAACGGAGAAATAAATCTCGATTGAATTATCGTAAAGTTGCGGCGATTTTATTTTGAGCGAGTTGATTATTTACTCGGTTTATATCCGTAACCTTTGTAATTATTTGAACGTTCGAAATCGCGTCCGATATTTGCGCGGCGAGTTTATCCGTCGCGATCGCGTTAACTACTCCGGCCCTAATATCGTTCGCCGTAAATCCTCCGTCGGCAAATCCCGACAAACCTAACGAGGATATTTTTCCGAGTCTCATTCTCTCAAGAGTTGAAACGAGAGCCGATCCGGTTTCCGTTTTTAAAATTTTATTCGGGACGACGTACTCGCCTTTGTGGTATGTATAACTTTTACGGCCCAAGGCTCGAGACTCCTCGCGAGGATTTCCGTCTCCGGTATATCCTCCCTCGTAAAACGGCGGCGGCGGCGGTTGTTGAGCCGCAATGATTCCGATTTGTACGGCTCCGGTCGCGGCGGCTACTCCGGCGAGTACGGCTCCGACAAACGGAACCGGATTAGCAAGGGCCGCAATTACGGCGGACGCGGTCGAGATAATTGCTTGAGTTATTTGAACGCCTTTATTAAAATTGAATTGATCGACGTCGAGTTGATATTTTTTCCGCGCGGTTTCCTCGTTGATCTTTTCGATTTGTTTTTGTTTTTGCTTTTCGGTTAAAGTTGTTTTTTCAATCGCTTTAACTTGCGCGGCTCCGAGTTGCTCAACTTGCGCGGTCGCTCCATTAAACGCCGCGTTTACCGCGTCGGCTAATGATCCAAAAACTTGCGAAACAATATCGGCGACTTGTTTAAATTTCTCCTCGAAATCTTTTGGTATTATCGCGATCGGTTGTTCGTTTATTTGCTTGAGTTGGATTTCTAATTCGCGGAGTTTTAGTTTCGCCGTTTCGATATTTGCGACCTCCTCCGGCGTAATTAGATTGTCAACTTTCGCCGACTCCTCCGCGATCCTTAATAATTCTTTTTGAGTATCGATTTCGAGTTGTATCAACGCGATCGATTTCTTTTTCTCGTCCTTTATCGTTTCCTCAATATCGAGACGCCTCGCCTCTTTTGATACGGCTAAGTTTATAACTTGAATATCGAGACGCCTTTTCGCCTCCTCTTGATCCTTGGCCCGACGTTGAGCGTTAAACTTTTCGACGATTTCCTCTTGTTTATTTGCGGTCTCCTCGTCGATCTCAAGTAAAAGTTTTTGCAATTCAATACGCGCTTTTTCTTTTTCCGCTTTTTCTTTTTCGTTTGTCGCCTTGAGATTTTTAAACTCCTCGAGGAGTTGTAATTTTTGGCGATCTTGCGCGGTAAATAACGCCTCGATTTCCTGTTTTTGTTGATCTTGTATCGCCTCGGTTTGTAAATCTTTACTTTGTCCGAGTATCTTTTTTTGAAAAGCGAGGATCGCCGTTAAATTATCTTGAGTCGACTTTTTTGTTTTGTCTCCGGTTGTTGTTACTTGGCTTTGTAAATTTACTAACTCTTGAGTTAATTCGTCGACTCTTATTTTTTGCTCGACATATCCGAGGATCGCTTGATCGTTTACGTTCTCTCCGACTTTCAAGAGTCGATCTTGATTTCCTCCGTAATCATTTTGCGAGTTAATAACGTTGTCGATATTCTTTTTTAATTTATCTTGATTTGAGATCGAGTCGAGTTCCGCTTGTATTCTTTTTCGATCCTCGTCGTTCGTTGCTTTTTTAAGTTGCAAAATTAAATCTCCGCGTTTAACTTGACTCTCATTTAAAAACTCTTGTTTTTGGAGGAGATCAGTAATCGCCGCCTCGAGTTGCGTCTCCTTTATTCGAGCGGAGATTTTTATTTGAATGTTTTTAATTACTTGCTCTTGAGCCTTGGCAACCGCCGCCAAAAACGCGGCCTCGTCCGACAAGTTTTTTAAAGTAGTTCCATACGTCGAATTGACTTGGTCGATTAATTGTTTACGTTGTTTCGATCCGGCGTTCGATTTTTGTAATTCTCCGAAAAGTTTTGTCGCTTGAACGACCTCTTTTATTTCCTCCTCGCGTAATTTTTCCGTCGCCTCTTTTAAATTCTTTTCCGCCTCGGTTAATTCGACGACCTTTGTTTTATTACGAGCAAGGTACGCGATTAATAATCCAAGTCCAACAACCAACGCGCCGACTCCCGTTGTCGCGAGTGCAATCTTAAACGCCTTTAACGCTCCGGTCGAGGCTCCGATAACCGTTGTATAAACGATTTGAGCCGCCGTCGCCGCCTTTGTTTTTACAAGTTCAATCGTCGATATAATCGCGCCTTTTGACTTGGCGATATTTGCCGCCGTTTGAGCGATCGCGACCGCTTGTAAAGCCTTTTTTTGAACCTCTTGAATATCCTCGCTCTCTCCGAACGCTATCGATAACAATCCAATGGAGGACGTTAAAGCCGTCGCGGCTTCGAACGTGTCGTCCATTGCCTCTTTTGCGGGATTTTTTGGCTCCTTATTTCCAAACTCGTCGACTTTTCCGATTGCTTTATCGATCTCGAATTGAGTCTCGCGGATCGCCTCGTTTGTTTTTTTATACTCCTCGGAATTTAAGTCAAGCGTCGGAGCGAGTTTTTTTAAATCGGAAAGTTTTTCCGTCATTCCCTCGAGAGTATTGTCGTACTCTTTTACGGATTGTTTTCCGGCGTTAAATCCGATCTCCGTTCTCTTGATCTCTTGATCTAATTCGGCGAGAGATTGATCGATCGACATAACGGCGGAGTCGACCGACTCGATCGAGGAGGAGGTTCCGTTTAACGACGCGTTGAAATTATTAACTCCCTCGGTTGTCGCGTTGAGTTTCGAAATTCCCGCGCCAAATCCGAACGGTTTTTTATTTATGTTATCTTGTTGCTCTCCGCTTTGTTTTAACGCCTCCTTTTGAGCGAGTAACGCTTCGCGTTGTTTTAACAATGGAGCGAGAGTTTCCTCGAGAGCCTCCTTATAATTACCTACATTTCGCCGATTATCTCCGACGGCGGACTCGTTTTCTTTTAACGTGTCGGAAATTCCTTTAATTGTTTTTTGCAACGCTTGGCCCTCGGCGGAATTTTCTCTCGCCTCTTTACTCAATCCGTTATAAGTTTTCGTTAACGCCGAAAGTTGTAAACGGAGTTGTTCGTTCGATCCCTCTTGCGCGTTGTTGAGTTTTATTTGAAACTCGATCTCCTTATTATTCGCGGAGATTTGTTTCGAGTATTCTTTCGTTTTACGGCCCAACTCGAGGAGTTGATCCTCGATCTCTTTTCGTCGTTCAACTCCCGTATTTTTATCGTTTAACTCTTTGTTGAGTTTTTTCGTTTCCTCTTTTAATTTGTTGAGGGATTTTTGTAAAACGTCGCCTTGTTTTTCAAGATCGGACGGATCGAGTTTAACTCGGAGTAAAACCTCTTTTGTAATATTGTCCGCCATAAAATTAGTTTTGTATTATTATTAAAGTTATTTGAGTCGAGTCTTTTTCGTTTACCTTATATTGAGTAATCTCGTTGATATAAAAATACGCTCCGAAATAATCGATCCAAATCGGACGACTAAAATCGAGTTGATTAACGTCGAGATTATTTAAACGGATCAAGCAAGTAACCGCCTTGTTTGAGTTTATCGTCGACGATAGTAAAGGATAATATTTATCGAGCAAGTTTTCGAAAATCAAATCCTCAAAATAAACGTTAGGTTGAGGAGAGGTAAAAAATCCGCTCGGTTGAATTGTCAACTCCGCCGACGTATCGAAATCAACGTAAGCGAAACGACCGTTAACGACCGTAAAGGTCGATCCCTCATTTACCGGAATGTACGCCAACGGAACGACGCCTCCGAAACCGCTCGGCCCGTTGTAAGAAAATAATCGGATAACCGGAGAAAATACACTCTCAAAAATTACTTGCTCCGTATTGATCGCCGCCGCGTTAACGATAAACGATCCGCGTCCGTAATTGATTTGTCGAGACAAATATTCGTCGGTATCGTCCGGCGCGTATTGAAAATAATTATTACGGGAATAATTGTCCGAGGTAAACGAGATCGAGTAATCCTCGGAGAGATCAAGTTTTTTCGACCAATCGATCGCGTTGGGAATATTTCCGATAACTTTTCCGAATTGAAAAATTTTAACCGTATTCGACAAAGGACTTTGTTCGAAAATTAATCCGTATTGATTTGCGATCGAGAGAATAAAATCGGATTGAGTTACGTCGGGCAAAGTCGCCCCGAGTTCCAACCAATTAAAAATAGGATCAACAACCAACGCGCCAACGTCTCCGGTTAATTCAAACGAAACGATCTCGATTGTCGATCCGGCTTTCCAAATCGCGTTTGTTTCGGTCGAGAACGCAACGGCCCCGCGTCCGATCGTAATATCGATTTCGCCTTGAAAGTTATAAATCCCGACGGGCTGACTTACGAGATTGTAAATCGGGTAATATTGTTGAGTCCCGTTCTCGTCATAGTAACTTAATTGAGAGGCGTCAAAAAACGCAGTATTAAATAAACGATCGACCGTAATATTATATTTTAATTTTACTTTTACGGAGTCCATAAATAACCAACCTTTCCCCGCGTTGATATTAAAAAACGGAATACCAAACGGATCGATCCAATTTACTTGGTTAACGTACGGATAACAACTCGTTTCGTTAGTGTCAAATATATGAAACTTATCTCCGTTCGGAGCGAATACCGAGGACGGAGGAGCGAAATCGACCGAGGCCGTTGATTTTAATTTATTTCTCAACTCCGTATTTTCCGACCTTGAAAATTGAGCCGAAAACGGGATTATTTGTTTTTCGAATAGTGGATCGTTATCGAACCAATCCGACTCGATCGAAAGTCCGACGTCGTCGAATATCTTTTTAAATAAATATTTTGCGTAAATAGCCGGATAAAGTTGAAACCAATTAACGTTAAACGGCGGCCCCGCGATCGGGTTAAAAAATATTTCTCCGTAATCAATATTCGGACAAATAAAAACGTCGGGCCAAAGGTTCGCGCGTGATCCGGTCGTAAACGCCTCCGTCCAAAAATAAGAATAATCGCAATGTAATAAAGCCGATTGAATATTTTTATCGGCGATCAATTCAAACCAATTCGAGTTACCCGACAAGATACGGATTTCGTATTCGCTCCGACTCGCGGTAATTATCTCCGCAATTCCCTCGACTTGCAAAAGTCCGTCGGTATAAATTAAACAAGGTATTTTTAAATAAGGTAAATCCGAAACGCTCAAAACATTGTTAGAAAATCCGAGGATCAAATTATTTTTTTTTGTCGCCGGAATTTTAAACGTATTCGAGTACGATCCTTGACGGCTCTCGATCTCGAAAAGATTATTAACCGCGTAACTCATAACGATAGTTTCGTCCGAGTATAGTTCAATGAGTTCGGTATTTATATAAATTTCCGTCATTGCTTTTTTATTGCGTTTGAATTAATTTCTCCGAGGAGTATTTTACTTGTATATCGTATCGCATTAAGCCGTCGCCGTCCGTATAAAGATCGAAATCTTTATCCTCGATCAAGATCGGAATAAAACCTCCCGTCCATTTTATAAACGCTTGTATCGAATATTTTAATCCCTTTACGAAAGGAGAATGAGAGACGGGAATTTCGCCGGATAAAACCGCGATCGCGTCGAATACGTCCTCGACTTTGTAATATTTTAAAAGGCCGTTCGCGTCCTTAAACGTCGACTTGTTTCCGATTTGTACTTGATAGGTTTTTTTTCCTTTGAAACAATAAGACGACCAACCTCCGGCGCGATTTAACCAAACGATATTAATATCGTACGGAGTACAAAAATCGTACTCGTCGAGGCAACTATCGAAAATAAACTCGATTAAATAAACTTGAGTCGGATCGATACTATCTTGAAACAAAACGTAAAACGTACCAACGACCGGAACGACCGCGACGGCGTAACCCGCGAACGCCAAAAATAACCAATCGGGATAATAGTTTCCCGATAATTGCCAAACTCCAAAAGGGGCCGGAGGTAAAGCGGTCGGAGATATTGACTCGGCGATACATTTGTTATAAGTGATCGACGGAGAGACCGCGAGAACGGTTAAAGTTATCGTATCGATCGGAACGAGTAAAGCGTCGAGAACGGTAAAAACATAAACTCCGGCGGTCGTAATTACGTCGACCTCGAAATCGTAATCGACTCCGTTGTAAATTAGATTTACATTATCTTGAAACGGAACGATCGAAAGGCCGAGAGCAACGTTCGGATAATTGTAATTTCTCGCTTGATATTGATTTATAGTAACTAACATTTAGTTGACGATTAAAGTATTTTCGATTTCCATTTGTCCGATACCGCCGGAGCCTTGCGGACAAACTATAAAGTTATACGCTTGAACGTTGATAATTTTCGTTAAGATATTACAACAATTCGCCGCGAATACCGGATCGGCCTCCGCGATCCAATCGTTCGCCGCGATTAAACTTTGTAGTTCCGAATGTTGGATCGACGAGTTCAATCCGTAATAAATTTGCGCGAGATAGTTCCAACCCGTAAACGTGTCGATCGTTAAAAACAAAGAGTCGAGCAACGTCGCAAACTCTCCGAGAGGTATGTAATCAATCCGAAAATATGTAAACATATTAACGTCGAAACCTTGGATCGGCGGCGCGATTTGAACGACGTTTTTTAATATCGATCCAATATCAACGAACGCGGTTCCGTCAAATTTATGAAAGGCCCGTATATCAATAAAATTATTTTGAGACGGAAATCCGTAATAAACTCGATAACCAAACGGGACGACTTGATTAAACGCTCTTTGTATCGCGGGGAAAACGGGATCGGCGACGGTGTAAATCGTATCGGTAAAAATTTCCTCGGTAAAAGGATCGTAATTTATTACATTGTGAAAACCTTGATACGGCCCCGAGTCAACGTAAAACAATTTCGAGAACGTTGCGAACGGATAAGGATTAAAATTCGCGCGAGTAAAAACCGCGAGTCCGTCTCCGTCCGGTAAAACTTGCGTATATCCTTGCGGATAAAACGGTTTGTCCGCTCCGAATAATATTGATCGGTGTATCGAGTACCAAGTTTGATCCGCCGGAGATAGTGTCGTCATAATTCAATATTTAAAGTTTCAAGTTCAAAGTCTTTAATAAACTCGGTTGTCGCTTGTTGAATAAATCTCTCGCCGAGTCCCTCTTGTAAAGTATCGAGCAACGCGTCGAGAGGTATTCCCTCAAGTAACGGCGACGGTTGGCCCTTGTATCTTTGCCAAACTTTCGAACCGTTTTTAGTAATCGATTGAGCAACGGCCCAAGGCGATAAATTTACGAGTCCTTTATCTTTTAACCATTGTTCAATATTTGAGATCGGCGGTAACTTTTTAGGATCGGCGACGACCTTTCCGTTTTTATTTGTAATTGTGTACGGTTTCCGTCCGTATATCGAAAAATAAAGATAAGAGTTCGCGAGGATCGTTAACTCGTTTCCGGCGATAACGTATTCTCCCGAGTTCGCAAGGCGACCGGAGGCCGACGCCGATTTGTCGATTACCTTTTTAAATTCTCGGAGGTAATTTTCGGCGAACGCGCTTAATATTTCTTTTTCGAAAACGGAAATCGCCATTACAAAGATTTTATAATATATCCGATTTTCTCGAGTTGAGAAATTATTTCGTTATCACAATACTCGGCCAACTCCTCCGGCTCGACGTTTACATTATTCGCAACGTCCCAAAAAAACGAGTTTATATTCGAGAGGACTTTGTCTCGACCTAAAAAAGTAACGGCGGAAACTCTTATAAAAGATTGATCCTCGTTCGGAGTTAATATCGTCGAGGCGTTGATCTCCTCGATCATTTTTGCGTTAACGATTATTTTCGCTTTTTCGGTTGCAATTATTTTAAATTCCATTTTTTAAAAAGTATAAAGAGCGTTAACGTAAAAGTTTCCGACAACCGGATTACTCGGAGCGACGTTTCCTTTTGATCCCTCACTTAAAACGGTTCCGGCCGGATTGCTTATCGTTGGATTAATTCCGTTCGTTACGATTGTCGTCGCCATTAATGAGAGAGTCCCTCCTGAAACAAAGATCGGAATATTTGACAAAGATTTTACGAGAGAGTTTTTAATTAAAATTTTTCCGATCGTTTGTTCGCAAACTCCCGTCGCCGAAACCTCGTCGAGTTCGAGAATTATATTCGCTGTCGGATTTGTATTTTTAAACAAAGGTCGAACGATCGAAACTTTTTTTATCTTGATTAAGAAATCTCCGGCGGTATTTACAAAGGCGTTGTTTATTCTTATCGCGCCTTGAGCAACGTTCGACGTATCGATCAACTCGTCGAGTTCAATACTCAAATAAGAGCCGGATAAATTGTCCGCGTAAATATGGCAACTAAACCCGCCGACAACGTTCGAGGGAATGATAAACGATTTCGCCTTGATCGTTGCCTTTCCGCTCCACGTTGTGCCGGAAATCCAAAAACAACCGTTTGAGACATTTACAAACGTATTCGTTACATTTCCCCAAATTACCGCGTTAAGGTTTCCGGTTAATCTCATTGAAAAATTACGTCCGGCGGAGTTGTAATCTCCTCGGATTAGTAATTTTATTAAACCGTCTTGTCCGAGAATACCGTTCGAGATATTGTTTACCGTAACCGAATTAAACTCGAGAGTTACGTTCGCCGTTGGGTTCGACTTTACGTTTATAAGATTTCCCGTACATTGTAAAACGCGAGAGTAACCCGTCCAAAAAAACGGAGTCGTTAAAGCAACTCCGCCGATTGTAGTGTCGAAATTTAATAAGGTCGTAAAACAATAAATATTCGATCCTTCCTCGCCGTAAAACGAAACGCCGTCGATTGCTAAGTTACTAAAAACGGAATGATCTCCGGCCCTTAAAACAACAACGTCGCCAACTTTCGCGGCGGCGATTGCGGCGGCGATAGTTAGGAAAGGTTTATCCGCTCTCTCTCTCAATCCCGAAAAGTCGTCTCCGAATTTCGGATCGACGTAAACGGTTTTAGAGACGTTAATTTGAGTCGTAACGAAACCGAGAATAAAGTCTCGGAGTTGTTCGACCGTTATCCGATCCGTTCTCGGGATCGTTGCGTCAACGTCGACGATTGCAAATAAGTCCTCGAGAGAAATATCCTCGGTCGCGATCGTTGGTAAATTTGTAATTTTTGGCATATCGTTAAAATTTTATTCGGTTTCAAGAGGTTCGTTCGACTCGGTAAATATATCGATCCCGCTCTCGGTTAAAAGTATGTTAGACGCGCAATCTATTTTTGAATTAATTGTAAAACTTAAACCGTAACCCGATACCGTTCCGGCGAGTTGACGATATTCGGGAGTTTTTAAAACGTTGCTCAAGTTCAAACTCGAGGACGCGTTTAAAGCAAATAAAAATATATCGGAAAGGTCGTCCATTTCGGCGATAATTTCCTCGCGCCTTTCGTTCGTTGTCGCGGGTGTATCTTGTTGCCAAAACATTAGGACGACGGTATGTTTAACGTTATCGTTCGAAAGGTCGTACTCCGATTGTACGGGTAATAAATGGATTTGAGGAAACGGCCCGTCGTACTCGAGCGATCCGTCCGTCCGGCGACCGTGAACGAAGCGACCTTGAGGCGGAGGATTTACCGTATTCGCAACGTTTCGGATTGTATTAACGAGGCTTTGATAATTCATTTTGACGTTTATAAATTTCGGTTAACTTTTCCTCGTACTCTCTTTTTTCTTTTTCGAAAATCAACGTCATATAAATAGTTTCCGCGTCGGTCTCGAGCAAGGTTTCGTATTTTGTTACGTCGCCTTTTGAAAGTGAGTACAGAGTTTTAAAAAATCCGTACTTATTAAAGTTCTCGACTCCGGCCTCCTCCTCCTCCTCGGAATATTTACCCTCGGTTAATTGTTTAAAGCGGTCGTAAAATCGAGATATTTGCGCAAAAAAAAATTCACTATTCCGAGGACTTTCGTAACGGGTTCGTTTTTAATATCTCGGTCGGTATAAACTTGAACGATCTCGGCTCCGGCGTTAATTGTGTCCTTGCCGTCAAGTTTCGCGATCGCTTGTTTCGCCTTTTCCAACTTGGCCCAACTTTGCAAACCGATATTAAAATCCTTGTACTCCTCCGGTTCGCTCGACGTTTTTAAAATATCGTCGTATTCAAACGAGAACGCAATTACCGGAATGAGGTTAATTATATCGTCCGCGCGTAAAGTATTAATTAAATCGTAATCGATCCCGACAAGGATCGCGATACGTCTCTCGAGAGTACCGTCGTCGTAATTAACCAACTCGACGTATTTTTCGAAAGTTACCTCGTCCCAACTTGTCGGAACGTTTTTCGTTTCGACTCTTTTATTTGTTATAACTTCGAATTTTATCACAATACAAATATAATTTTAATCGACAAATATAAACCGGACTAAGTACCAAAAAAAATCCTCCCTTGAGAGAGAGGACTTTTTCGGAAACTACTATTAAAACCAAAACTTGAGGCCGTAAAGTTATAAAATTTTATTATCAGTTTTTCGATAAGTACCTAATAATTACGAGATCGTATTCTCGGAGGAGGAGAGAGTTCGAAAAACATTCTCAAGGCCAAGGCGTCCGAAATATCCGGCGATCGTCCGATCAATTCCTTTACTTTATCTTTTGGGATTATCGAGAGGCGGGAGTCCTTGTCGATATTGTTTCGTTTTACTTGCTCGAGTTCCTCGATTAATTTTTCTTTTGTAACGTTATCGCAATCGATCCAACCGATTTGATTTGAGTTTATAAAATCCGCAAGTTTAAAATAACATTGAGATTTTAAGTTTTGATAGTTCTCTCCGTTTAACGCTCTCGAGTTGTTAACGAAACCTTTGCAACCGGATAAGAGGTCGACGGCCCCTCCGCCGACTCCGTCCTCGTCGATAACGACTTGCGACCTCGGGATCGAATGTTTTACCTCTAGGGATTTAATCGCGTCGACAACCTCAACGATTGACGATTTCGGGATCAATTTATAATTGATTACCTTGAGGCCGTCCCAAACGATTAAAACGGTTTGATCGTCTCCAAATCGAGCAACGTCGGCGGATAAATATTTATTCCCTTTCGTTTGAAAGTTGTTCGTAAAAATATTCGTTATCGCGTCGAAATTAATCAGTCTCGCCGGATCGTCGTCGTATTCCCAATTTCCGAAAAGGAGTCTCTCCTTTGAAACCTTGTCGAGCGTTTTCAAGTTCTCGAGGTAATGTTTTGAGATATAAGGATTATCCGTCGCGAGGGATTGAATAACGGCCCTATTTTTATTTATTGATCCGTCGCGCCAAGGTTTATAAAATTGCGAGTACGTCCAATTTTTCGCGGGGTTGCAAGTGTATAAAATTTTAGGGATCAAATTATTCTCGTCGAGTTTGTATCGAATACGGGATTTTAAAATCTCTTTACATTTCTCCGTTATTTGATTAGCCTCGTCAACGAACGCGCCGGATATTTCCAACGATCCGAGTTCGTCAAAATTGGGATCGCTCGGATAATTAAACAAGTCCTTGAGCAATATCTCGGAACCGTTGAAAAACGTTATTAAATTCGATTGATAGTTTATTTTGTAATGAACATTTCGCGCGATCCCTTGCAACCGAAACAAATCAAAGAGCGAGTTTAACGTCGTCTCCTTTAAAGTTTTTAAAACGGATCGTCCGATTAACCAACGAGTCGCCGGATATTGTATCGCGTTTTTTGTAATCCAATAACAACCGAAAACGGATTTACCTCCTCCGGCCCCTCCTCCGAAAAGTAACTCGGTCGTTTGTTTATCCTCGAGGAGATTGATCGCCTCCGTTTGCTTTTTCGTTAATCTCATTATCCGAATATTTTTCCTCGATCCAATTAACCGGAATTTTTGAAACGTCGATCTCTTGTCGTTCGATATATCCTCGATCTTTACATTTTGTTTTCGCCATAAAAATAATAACGGCGGTATCGTTGAGATTTAATTTCTCGACGAGTTTTTTCTCGATCAGGTCTTTTAATTGTTCGCCGTAATCCGCCGCGTCAAACTCCGCCTTAAATTCGGGATCGTCTCGGAGCCAAGCGTAATGAGTTGATCGAGAAATCCCGACGGCGGCGGTTGCCTCGGTAATATTTCCGAGAGTAGTTTTCAACGCGTCGAGATATAATATTTTTTTTTGTTCTAACATTTGCGATCGATTTTATTAATGGTTTTTAGTAATATACTCGTCGACGGCGGACTCAATCGCGAACGCCGTATCGCCGTAATAATCTCGTTTTGATTTTAGTATCTCATTAAATTTAATTTCGTCGAAAGGTTTTCTCGTCGCGAGTCGATCGGTAAATATTTTCTCAATCTCTTTTAACTTTAAAGGCGTAACGCTCTTATCGATCGAAAAGAGTTCAACTCTCGGCGTTTCGATCGAATTAAATTGTAAGTGAATAATCCGATACTCGTCGGAAAGTTCGCGCAAACAAATATCGAAATATTCGCAATCCAAAAATATTTGATCTCCTTTATTTTGATCGAGGATCGGCGTATAAATTACGAGTAACGGTTTCATTTGAACGGTTGCGAGTTTACGTTTTTATAGTTCTCTTTGTTCGCCGCAATCGCGACAAGTTTAAGGATAAACTCCTCGGAAAATTTCTCCTCCGGTTTCGTTGGCTCCTTTAACTCTTTTACAAAGTTCGGGATTTTATTATCAAGATACCAAATCGTTAAGTTAACAACCGCGACAAATGATTTATTTTTAAACTCGTCCTCGACAATATAAAGGCCGTCGCCGGAGTAATTCGACGCGATATAAATATCCGCCGAGTTAATCTTTATTTCTTTTATTTCGATTTCCGCCCTCATTAATTTACGTCCTTTTGATTTGATCCGTTTATAATTTGCGCGACTTGCTCCTCGATCGGTTGTTGATCCGCCTCGGCTTGAGTTTGTAATTTAACGAGTCCGCGTTCCTTTAACTTTTCGATCCTTGCGCAAACGAGATCGCGTTCGGACTTTGAGAGGTTTGATTTTTTATCGAGAATAAGATTATACTCCCGAACGAGATCGGCGAGAATAACCGTAACCTCGCGAGGCTTGGTTCCTATTCTCGGACGTTTTGTTTTTTTGAGTCCCATTTGTTCAAATTTGTTTTTTTAGTAATAAGCAAATATAATAAAATTTAATTAATCTCTTGTATAGATCGACGGCGAGGAGTCGGTTTTTTATTCGGCTTTTCCATTGATCGCGGCGAGTTTTATTTTAAGTTCCGTTAACGCTCGTTGAATACCGTTCGAGATTATTCGATCAACAAAGAGGACGATTAACCAAACGACGTAAGGTTTCCAAGTCCAAAAATCCCAAACGATCGAATAAATCAAGAGGGCCGGAAAGGAAAAGAAAACCGTCAAGGAAACGACGGCGTATCGTTGCGAAATTTTTTTGAGAGCCTTGATCGCGGCCTCGAGTTTTTCTTTTTTTACTTTCGTGTATTCCGTTTCCATTATTCCCGATTTAAAAAAGTTGTTGAGTTATTTTCGTCGATCCACTTTATCAACGTGTCGGATATTTTTTCGACCGAATACGTCGAGGAGTTTATTCCGGCCAAGTCGGAGAGCGTTAAAATATTGCAATCGTCCGAGAAATTATAAAGGCCGAGAGTACCTCCTCCCGATATAAACTCAACGAAAACCGTATCGGATTGCAAATCGAATTTATATTTAAGAGGAGGCGTGATCCAATAACTCGAGCCGAAAATTTCGTCCGAGCAATTTCTTTTTATTGGTTTGCACCCCAATAAAGATAGGGCCGAAAATAAAGCGATTAACAACAAAACGAAAACCGCGTAAATTTTTGGATTTATTTTTCTCATTATTCGCCGATTTGTTTTTGATAGTCCTCTTTTGTCATTGGTTCGACTCCGACCTCGACTCCCTCGAAAAAATAAGTTTTCCGTCCGGTTACAAAGTCGAGAACAACCTCGCAAGTTTTAAAAAGATATTCGTAACCGTTGTTTATATGGTTCGAGATCAAGTTCGACTCGGAAATTTTTTCCTCGATCTTTGCTTTAAATTGAGTAACGGCGGTTTTCTTTTCGTCCTCGAGTTCGAGTCTCGCTTGAATACTCCTCGCGAGTTGTTTGCTTTTTTCCTTGAGTTCGTCCTCTGTAAAAACGTACTTAAATTGATAATTTTCTTTTCGGGTTTCGTTGCTTGTTTCCATTTTATAGTTGTTAATTGTTTGCGGGTTTTAAATATTTTATATCGAGGAGATCGTAAACTCTCAAATCGAAATTATCCGTTATCATTTTAAAAGTTGATCCGTCCGTCCGGTATCGATCCGATCCTTTCGGAGTAAAGGTCGAGAGTTTTAAAAAATGTTTTTTATCAATCCAACCGACGAGAGTTAAAGTCGACGAGTCGGGATTTACAAACGCGAAAACGTACGCCTCCGCCTTGTTTGAAACTTGAGAGAGGACGACGGTAACGACAAAGTTTTCGTTTATCCGTTTCGTTGTCTCGCTCGATTTAACGTCGATATTTTTTCCGTTCAAAATAAAGTCGATCCCTTGATCGTCTCCGAATTTAAACTCGGGATATTTTCCGAAAAAGAATTTATAAACGACGCCCTCGGCAACGAGGCCGATAAATTGTTTTCGAAAATCTCCGTCAAACTCTCCGCGTTGTCCGACGTTTCGAGTTTTGAGAAAATTCGCGACGATCGATTTAATATCCTCCTCGATTTTTATTTCGATAAAATTACCCATTTACAAACGCTCGTTTTTAATTTGTCGGAGATACTCGGAAAAGTCCGCGATCTCGTCCTTATTTTGTTTAAAAAAGTTTAACATTGCGTTGAGGACTTGAGTTCGGATTTCCTTTTTATTAAGCAAATGGAAAACAATTCCCGAAATTGCGCCGTAACTTGATCGAGTATGTAAAAAAGTTTCCTCGATTTTTTGGCCCTCCATTTTTACCCGAATATAAGCGACTCCGTTATCGTCGTCTTTTGGGAAATTTGCCAAGGCGTTTAAAACGTCGAGATCAAAATTATCGCGTTCCTCTTTTGTCATTTTTTTATTTTTAGAATTTTGTTAATCATTTCCTCGTATTCGGTTTGATTTATTGTCTCGGGATTGAGTCCGTAAAAAATAAACAAATCGAAAGGTAATTTATTTTTTTGCTCGATCTCCTTTACTATCTCGCGAGAGATTGCGTCCGCGTCCTCGAGAGTTAAAAGATATTTAAACCAAGCGGTTTCGTTAATCATTGTATTGATTTTAAAAATCGTTTAACTATTTTTTTTGCGTCCGTTTTAGTGTATTCCGTTTCGTAAATTTCCGAAGCCTTTGGAGTATCAAAATAATATTTTTCTCGATAAATTATTCTCGTTTGATCGATTGTTAAAATATGTACGTTAATAATATCTCGATCGCGATAAACTTTAACTTGAAAATCTCCGTCCTTGTCGTTTAATACGGTTATCATTGTCATATTATCGCTTCATTTTTTCCGCGATTGATTTCGCGAGGTTCATAAACTCGGGATTTTCCGGCGGATTTTTTGTCGGGGCCGATTGTTTCCAATAAGGTAAAACCTCCGGCAAACCTCCGATAAAAGGAACCGCGTCGGATCGGCGATCTTTATAATTTTGAGCGACTCCGAGATTAATTATTTCGACCATTTCCGAAAGTCTAGAAAAGCAATGATCGCCGTAACGCTCTCGCAAATCTTGAGCGGAATAATTACTCGTAAAATAAGTTCGGGCCTCTTGCTTTTTAAAAAGTTCGTATCGTTTAAGTATAGTCCTTTGCATAACGTCGCAATCGGAGCCGTAATGTTTCGCCGGATTTTTTTCTCGACCGAGTTCGTCGTAAACAACGTTGAGATTTTTCTCCTCGATAAAGCAATCCTCGCCGTTTTTTTCGTACTTGGCGACGATTGCGTCGCAATGGCGGAGGATAATTCTCTCGGGATCGAACGGCCCTCGGTAAATTTTTGAGAGTACCTCGAAAATAAACGTTTTACCCGATCCCGTTTTCCCGCAAATTAACAAACCTTTCGGAGAGTTTTCAACGGCCTCGATTATCCGTTTTAATTGCGTTTGATTTTCCTCGTCGACCTTAAATTTATTGTCGGTAACGTAATTCGCGTATCTCCAAAAACGCTCCCGCAAGGACATTGATAAAGTAATTTCCATTTCTCAAGATTTAATAAGTTTCCGATCGCAAATATAAAAATATAATTTGAAAAAATAATATAAATTTACAAACGATCAAGATTGTTAATAATTTTTTTTGGCGTTTATTTAATTTTCGTTTCAATCGTTCAAGTTTTTGTTTATTAAAAATTATCCGATCCGTTGAGGTTCAATTTTTTATTGTCGGAATTGTTATCGGGATTTTTTTCCCAAGTTCGGACGGCGGCCCTCCAATCAATCATTGAAACTTTACCAATTTTCCAACCTTTCGACTCGTAAAAATCGACAAACCTCGCCGGATTAACGGAGTTTTTTCTCTCGTTGCAATAATCTCGAACCTCTTGGATCGTTGGTTTAATAAATTTCTTTTGTTTATTTTCTTTTATAACATTAACATTAACATTAACATTATCAGTTGAAACCGTTGAACGATTTTCAACGTCCGTTAAATTCGATCCGTTTAACTTTTCCAATTTATCCGCCGCAAGTTTCGCCAAACGTCGAGCCTCCGCCGATTTTTTACCCGCGTCCGACCATTGTTCGCGCTTACCTTGGTATTTTTTTAAATCGCGTTTGAGTTGTAACTTTATCGGCTCAAAGGCAACGGATAAAAGGAGATCGTCGACAACCGGATCGAGGTCGTTAACGTACTCGAGGACGATTTTAAAAAGTTTTCCGGCGATCTCGTCGGGTAATTTTCCGACGGTTGCGATCAAGTCCGCGTATAAAACAAAAGATTTTTTATTTTCCGCCATTGTTTCAAGTTTATAAAAAGGTTTTAAATTGTTTTAGTTTGTAACGTCGTCGATTATCTTTTCAAAGTAATGTAATCCGATCAACGGGTTTAAAAAGTTACTTGAGGAGCGTTAATATTAATTTCGGCTTTAACGTTTCCGCCTTTGAGTTGTCTCTCTTTATATCGAGAGCCTCGGAGGTTTGGATTTTCCTCTTGTAATTTCCGGCGGACGCGCGTAATATAGTCCGCCG